GCGTAGGTGTAGCTTGAATTATTAGTTCCAAAAGAACTTTCAACAGTAAACCCGTTTGAATTAAATGAAGAAACTTCTGATAAGCCCGACGCCGCTTGAGCGCCGGATGAGTTAGAAGATAAGGTATTAAAAGGCGTTCTTGCACTATCAACAAGCCGATGATCTATAGCACCCCTAGACTTAATCCAAACTAACCCACCCTCACCATCAAGGTCAATCCCGTTGTTGATCGTCTGTGTTGAACTGTTACCTGTGTAAAGGTAGGTGCTGAATACATCTTCAATATACTCACTCCCACCACCAACACCAGCGGCGGCTTGAACTACGTCTCTTACTGCCATTACGCCATCCCCAGTCCGAGGACAAAGCCTCTCCAAGTTGTGCCACCGTCTGAGGTGAAGAACGCCAGCGTGTCAACACCAGCGGCTGTCAGCGTGGGAGCCGTTGCCGCCGCCCAAGTAACACCTGAGAAGAAAGTTAAGGCCGCAGAGCCACCATTGGTCACCTCAAGCACAAATGCGCTTACAGAGCCACTAGAGGCCACGTTGCTGACTGTTAGTGTTTGAGCGCCAGACAAGGTGTAGGTGAAGTAGTTGCCAGCAGACAGGTCGATGTCGTGAGCACCCATTGCCACCTTGGTTTCTTTAACACCCGTCAGCGTAAGGTCGCTTGATCCAGTCCCACCGTGGGCCACCGCAAGGTCGCCAGAGGCTGAGAACAGCGCGTCAATGGTGTCTAGGTCGGTGTTTATCTTGCCGCCCCATGTGTCGGCACTAGCACCGACTTCAGGCTTTGTTAAGCTAAGGTTTGTGGTTGTGGTATCTGCCATTTTGTGTTCCTCTTACTGACGTTCTGACGCCAATGACCGTTCAAATAATTGAGCAAAAGCATTTCTGCCAATCGTCATTTGATCTACATTAAATCTTGCCGAGCCTAACTTGCGGTCAAGGTCTGCAATGTGGTTTGCTAACAATCGCTGTTCTGGTGTTAACTGCTCAAGATCATACTCAGTGCCGTCAATGACCGTTGTCTTCATTAGAACGTACCTTTCCAAACTCGAAATTTATCAAAGTCGCCTGACAATAACTTACGTTTAATAACGTCTTTCATTGCAGGGTCGCCCCACTTAATTCCAGCTTCCTTGGCCCACATTTCAACAATGTGTAGCGGTATCTCGCCTACCAACCGACTCTCGCCAAACACGCCACCGTTCATATCCTGAATGGCTTTTGCGCGCTCAATGTATACGTCGTTTTGATACTGCTTTTGTACGACGAACGTGCCGTCGTGGTTGTCAATAAACTTTTCACCAATCTTCATTGCGCCACCTGTTTTTTGTTTTCAGTGATTCAATAAAAGGCGGGGAGCCGTAGCCCCCCAACCCTCACACAATTAGCCTGTAATCGTGTTGTCGAAAATACCACCGTTAGCGGCTTCGTTCTTACAAACCAAGGTCAACTCGGTTGTAACCTGACGCTTGGTAGAGTCGCCAGTCTTAGCCAGTTCGATGTTCTTCGTTGGGCGCAGAACACCAACAGCCCACATATCCTTTTGCATGATGAACACGTCACGTGAACGGTTCTCACGGGTAGGCATGAACTCAACCGTGCCCCAAGGAGTAACGTAGACAGCCAAGGACTTGATGACCTTTTCGTCGCCAGCCTGCACTTGTGAGCGCTGGTTGTTGTTACCAGTAAAGCCAAGCGCTTTGTTCATCTGGTATGCAGACAAATACACCACGTCAGGGCGACCACCGCTTTCCCAGATTGACTGCATGACAGTGTCAAACTTGTCCTGTGAGAAAGCCGTCAGTGCGGTTGTCTCATCAGTACGTGCGTCTGTACCGTCACCAGTTGCGTCAGCACCCTCGTTAGCACCGAAAGAGGTGTTAGAGGTCAACCAGACAGGAGCGCCAGCCAACTCACGCGCAGTCGTGCTGTTACCAGCGACACGTGCGTTGTTGTCGAACAGGGCTTTCTCGATGTCCAATTTCTGCTCTTTTGCAACCTTCAAAACAGCATATGCCATCTCAGCGGCGCGGCCAGCTTTCTTCAAGCCAGTGTCGGTGTCAGCAATGGTCACAGCGTTCTTAAAGATCTGTGAGTAGTTGCCCAGACGGGTCGTGGCGGTACGTGCCTCTGCAACCGTATCATCCCCTTCGATATGGGCGTTCGCGGCGCTGGCGCGCAACGAATCAGTCATCCACTCATGGAAAGTGTTGGTTGCTTTTACTTTAGCTACGCTAGAGTAGAAAGGCGTCTCGCTGGGAGACACGTCATAAATAATGTCTTGCAAGTCTTCACGAATGCCGACTGCGTCGTATGAATCAAATGTGTTGGTTGGCTGTGCCATGATAAATTCCTTTAAGAGTTAAACATCAGGCTGAGTGCATCTTCAATGCTCCCAGACCTTTTAAGGTTGGTCTTCTTCTGCAAAACTTCCTTGTTGCTTTTCACCAGCTTCTTTGAGCCTGCCTTGATCGGTGTCGTTTTGGGACGTGCCGACTGAGCCTTCTCATCTGCTTTCTTCTTGCCACTCATAATCTCGCGGTACTTCATCGCATCACGCAACACGTGCAGTGCGCGACTCTCTACCACCTGACTAATCTCATCCGCCGTGTAGCCGTAAGCCGCGCCAGCTTGCAAGATCTGATCCTTAAACTTGCCAGCGTGTGCTGGGTTTGCAAGTTCAGGAATAACGCTCTTCAGGTTTTCTACCTCCTGTTGGAGATATGCCTGTCGAGCCACCTGCTGTGCCTGACTCTGCTGTGCCGACAACTGCTGGAACTGAGCCTGCTGTTGCTGGTACTGCGCTACCTGCTCGTCATAGTTCAGTTTTGCTTCCATGTACCCAATTGGGTCGGAGTCAAAAAGTTCCCTTGTCGGAGCCTTTGGAGGAGTAGCAATCTGTCCACCTTGAATCTGTTGATACAACTGGGAGATCTGCTGTCTTTCATTCAATAAGGCCGCATAGACTTCTTCCGCTTGCTTTCGCTGGGCGGCGGCTTCCTGCATACCTTTTTGGACAAATTGTTGACCACTGTAACCTCGCTTCAACTCATTCAGGGTGACCTGTTTTTCCGTGCCATCAACTTTGATGGTGTAAACAGGTTCTGTCTTGTTGGCTTCGTCAGCGTCTTCTTCTTCGTCCTCCGCGTCGTCTTCGTCATCATCATTTGAGTCTTCTGACTCTTCTGAATCGTCTTCAGATTCTGCGTTTGCTTCTTCGGTGTCGTTGGTCTCTTCCGGTTCAGCTACTTCGTTAGTGTCGGTTTCTTCGTTTTCAACACTTTCAGGTGCAATCATAGCACTAACTGCACTCTCAATGCTACCATCAAGTGCTACTTTTTCAGTCGTTTGATCCACGGTACTGATTCTTTCTCTTGTTTATCGAAAAACGCTTCTTCTGTCAGGACAGTGTTGAAGTACGTATCGATGTTGCCCAACGCACGAATAATGTCGTGCGCATCGACCAGCGCGTCCTGAGACGCCTCTGGATTCAAGAACAAGCCAACTTGCTTGTCCCGAATTGCTTGCATCACCTCTTGGAATACGGGGTCGTTTTGTAGTTGCCGTATCTTTGATGCTTGATCTTTGATGTTCAATTAGAACCTTCCGCCTACAACAGCTTGCGCTGGGGATTCTTGTGGATACCGGGGCTGGGCTTGCGCCGCTTTTACGCCAGCGACATCGACCGTGGTCTGGTATTGACCGTAAATCTTGGCCGCGTCAGTAAGCAACTCTTGATCCATCTTGTCGCGTTCGCGGTCATCCTGTGCAATGGCTTTCTGCGCGTCGATCTGCAACTTGAGCATTTGCACCTCTTTGTTGGCTTGAGCCTTGATCTGCTCGGCTTGGATGAGTGCCTGCGCCTGCTGGTCAACTGGTGGCTGTTGCTGTTGCTGTTGTGCCTGCTGTTGCAACATCTGCTCACGCTGGGCGTCCATTGGGGCAAAGTAACGGTCAGCGTTGCGTACACCCTGCACAGCCAGCATATCTGCCAGTGTGTTGCGGATGTTTGTCATTGTGACCAAGCCGTTGCCTGGGCCGTAACCCTGGTAGACCTGCATTTGCAGTTGTAAAGCCTGTGCAAGCGCCGCAGAGCGCTGATCTTCCCGACCAGTACCCAAGCCTACGTTTGCAGTTACATCCATCTTGGCGTTCCAATAGCGTGGGTCAACAGGCTGGTATTGACCGCCTGCCATACGCATCATCACAGCCTCATCAACGTTCTCGACCATCAGCTTTAACATCAGCTTGAACAGACGACGCATACCGCCCTCTGCCAAGTTACGCGCCATAACCTCGACCTGACCAGCCGCCGCCTGTATGGTGGCGTTTACAGCCGCCGCAGTAGTTGACTGCATAGCATCAGGGTTTAAGCCGCTAGACGCCTTTGTGACGCCTGTCTTGGACTCAATCTCAGCGTCCATGTACTGGATGGCAACTAGTGTCTGACCAGCCACAAACGGCACAGCCATATCGCGAATCATGCCGGGCGCTTTTGTACGGACAATGCCGCCAATCTCGTTGTTCAGCAAGTCATCGATGTTTACCTGACCGTCAACGATCTCACGTTGTGGGCTGTTAGTCAGAGCCACGTTGTCCAGAACACCGCGCAACATCATTGTGCTGGCGTCCTGCTCGTTCATCAGTAGGTCGGCAATTGAGCGGCCAAAGAACGTGTGTGGCTCTGGGTCGATCTCAAACACGGCAAACGGTACTTCACTGCAAGGCTCAACGCTCAACAGTTGGTAGTCATCGCCACCCATAATGCAACGTTGCATCTGGGCTACGCCTGTGCCGTCAACGTCAATCTTCATGTACGCCTCGGTGATCGCCACCAAGCGCATAGACGGGTCTTGGACGTTCTCTTGCGTGTAAGCGGTGTCATACCCCCTACGCTCAAATTCTTCTTCGTTAGCGGTCGTGTCAGCAGTGCTGAGACCTGTTAGTTCTGAGACCTCTTCAAAGTCAAAGCCCATCGCTACAACGTCGCTGACTCGCATCTGTGTGCGGTGTGCAACCACATACGAATCTTCAATGCGCTTTGCACCACGGTCAACAAAGAACTCTTCTGGCGGCACTGACTCGATGCACATATCGCCGCGCTCTGTCGAACGTGAGATCTTTAGATCATGGCGTGGCATCTCCACCTGTATACCCATTGGATCAATTTCCATTGACTGGGTTACAGAATGCTCTAGCACGTCAACGCCGTCTTCATTGACAATGACCGAATATTCTTGGTCGTTTAAAGCGTTGTATTCGTAGATCTCTTGATCGGTATAGGTATCCCAGTAGGCTTTGACAACGCCGACCTTTTTGACCAGTGCGTCGTGGAATGCATCATTGATGATGCGGTAACCACCAAGTTCGTTGAACTTGTATTGCATATACTTGGTCGCCATCTCAGCAAACTGTACGTCTTCTGGGCCAGCAGGAACGTACTCAACAGCACGATCTGTGGATAAGAACACGCGCATCAGGCTGGGCTTGATGGCTCGGACTGTGTCGCGCACCTTGGTCGCCACAACAGTGCTACGACCCTCTTCTTCGCCGATGTCTACTTCGCCATCAAAATAGCGTTGTGAGCGGATGCGATCAGGCGCAATCTCGCTCTCGACAAAATCAACAGCATCCATCAATGCCTCGCGGACAATGCCGTTGATCTCTGTCTCTGTCATTGGCGTTGGTTTACTCATTTATTGCGCTCCAAGTTGGCTAATTAAACCGTCGGGTTGTGAGGCTTCAAACACAGATGCGCGACGTGCGCCCTCTGCCCCCGTTAGGACGATCTTGCCATATTTGTTTATTAACCCAGCCAGTGCCGTTTGGTCTGTTAAAGCCTTGCGAACCACCTCTGGGTTGTCAGACATTGCAAGATCAAGAACTTGCATACGCTGTGCATCAGTCAACATCGGAACCTCTTGCTTTAGCAAGCGAGACGCAGATTGCAACAGCCCAAACATATTTCCAGATGTAACATTGGCAACATCGCCAAGAGACATAGCTGTCCCAGCGTTATCCATCTCCTGTCGTAATGGCGTTGTAACTGACCCAGCTTCTGGGCGCACTTTTTTTGCAAGGTCAGAAGTTTCACCTGCAAGAGCCAGTTGCTTTTGCAGTCTAACAATGTCATCGTTATCAAGGGCAACTCGCAAAGCCGCACCCATCTGTTTGTCTGGGTCTGCCAAGTTCGCAAATGTTGTCCCAGTACGTCGTGACTTATTTCGGATGCTGTCCATCACGCCAGCCTTGAATGCGGCATATTTCTGCGGAGACTCCTTTAACTGTTCGACAAGAACCTCCAACTCGTCAACGTTTGCGGTTAGAGCCTTGCGGCCTTGGTCAAATGCCTCTGATGCTCCTTTAATGTTTGACCATTGCTGGCGTGTCCGCTTTAAGTCGGGGGAAACATCGTTAATTTGAGTACGCAATGATGACTCCACGTCTCCAACAGCAATAGCTAAATCATCTTTACCAACCCTAAATAATTCGTCTGTCTTTGAGTCAAGTGCGCGACGAACCATCTCGGCATCTTTTAATGTTGGCTGGCGAACCATGTCAACGACACCATCTTCACGTTTAACAAACAATGGGACGATATTGCGGATGCCGTATGCGGCGTTGATGTCCTGAACGGCATCTGGTATTGACCGCGCGGCCAACAACATATTGTCGGTCATCTCTTTTGTAATCGCGGTATCTGGCATTTCGGCAAACAACTTTTTATACGCATCAGACTCAGATTTAAAAAGTTCTTTTTCTGTACGCTTAAACCCACGAATAACGTTTTCGTCCATGTTGAACGCAAGGCGCTCCTTTAGTGCCGATTCGGCAGTTCTGCCAGTCTCTTGAGCGCGAGATTTAGTTTGACCCAAAACACGGCGACCAGCTTTGCCGCCCTCGGCAACATAGCCTTTTAATGCAACCATTAGGCTCATGTTGTCTGTCATCAAACGACCGGATTCAAGGTCTTCAATAATTTCTTCAACAGGCTTTCCAGACTGTCTTTGCAGTCTCTGTAACTCGGCTTGGACAGCATTGCTTGCCTTGTCCCCAAACTTTGACTTAGCCCAGTCAACTATTCCACCGGCTTTAGACGCAATTTGACGCCCACCAAGAACCAAAGCAGGAGAAAGAGCCGCGCCAGTTATTGCTCCGGTAGCCGCGTCACCCGCCATGCCGCCGACAGTTTTGCTTTCGCTAGTGCCAAGACCAGTTAACCCGCCCTCTACCGCGCCGATGCCAGCAAGCCGACCCAAAGCCGCTGGAGCGGCAGTGCCACCAGATGCAACCACAGCGGCAATAGTTGGAATGATGGCTCCAACAATTTCGGAGGTGATTGCTGTGCCGGGGTTTTCTTTTTTGAAGTTAGCAAGTTTTTGTCTTATTTCGTCACGAATAGCTTCGTAACCTTTGTCCTCTCCAATTCCAAGCGCTGATGCCGCCGCACGCACTCCAGCCTCAATCTCTTCTGCAAAACCAAAAGTTGCGCCTTGTGCAAGGCTTCTTATCATTTGGCTGTCAGCAGGCGCTTTTGGCTCCATGCCAAGCATTGCCAACTGTTCCGCAGAAAGACCTGATGATTGCTGTTGACCGCCACCAGACAAGATAGACAGTTGCGCTGGATTAAGAGCCATTATTGCCCTCCAATAAATTTTTCTTGCATATCAGGTGAAAGCCTTTTAAATGCGGCAATCTGCTCTGGCGTCATTTGGCTCTGCAATTCTGGTGGCAACTGGACGCCGCCGCCATAACTAGGAATAGGCGATTCGCGCCTCTTACTTGTTCGGCGCTGAATATACTCGTTGTATGTGATGCCACTAGATAACTCTCGCGCATCTTGCATCAACTGGTTGTACAGTTTTTCTTGCGCGTTAATTTTGTCTTGGATGTGTTCTTGCAGGGCGTCTCCGCTTAAAGATGTATCCAAACCAGTTGAAAGAGCGAGGCCAAGTTCTTTTTCGCTCAATGCGCCAAATGTTGCGCTGTTAATAATATCAATACCAAGACCATTTGCAATTGCCCTTAGTTCTGCTGTTGCTGAGTTAAACGACGGCAACAAAGATCTAATTACACCAGTCTGAGCGCCACCCTCTTTAACTAAGTCACGGGCGCGTGTTAGCTTTCCAATCTGCTCACCAAGTCCGCTTGCGCGACCAAATACTGCCGCACCCTTTTCAGATGCCATTTTTATGCCAGCCAAGTTTAGCTGTCCCGACGCCTCCCTGCTTGCAATGGCGCTTGGAGTCTCTCCAAATGCACCCTCGACATCAACTCGTTTAGTCGTGCCTGTGGATGGGTCAAATACAACCTGATAAATCTGACCGGTGCTTGTATCCGTCTGTACACCGCTTGCTGTGGGACTTGCGGATTTTGCATACTTGGCTTGAACAATTTGCTTTAGCACGTCTTTTGCAATAGCAGGCTGTGCGGCCACCATTTCAGCCGCCTCGTTCTCGCCCATGTTGCGTAGTTGAACAATAACGGCTTGAGCCGTCCTGTTGCCCACTGCCAACTCGTTAGCAGTTTTGATGCGGTCGGCCAACACAGCTTGCAAACCCTGATCTGGGTCAAGGCGCATTGTGTTAAAGCCCATTGCCAACCGAGACATTAGTGCCCCATCGTTATACCAAGGCGTATCCCTATTCGGGGGCTGAATGTTGCCAGACCTCATCTCGGGAAACTGAGTTTGTTGTGGTTGAGCCGCTGGCGGTACAGTCAGAGATCGCATTTCAGGCGACTGAGCCTGAACACTTGCCACCGGGTTTTGCCCCACCATTGGAAGTTGAGTTAGTTCCTCAGTAATTTGCGGTCTAAGGCTTTGCTGTAAAGCATCAAGTAACGTTGGTTTTGCCATTATTAGCCTCCTGCGACACTAGCCGCAAGCGTTAAGTAATCAAAAAGCCCCGGATCTCGGCTTTGCGTCTGGGTTATAGGCGTTGGTGCCAAACCAATCGCTTTGTTAATAAAGTCAAGTGATTGACCGGGAGCGCCTACGGCTCCCTGATACTGACCTTGTGCGGCATTCAACAGCGCTTGGTTAATACCTCGCTCAAGCGCTCCCTGCGTCATTGCTTGGTTTTGGATGTCCATGCCCATACCAAAGCCTAAGTTCGCCAAACTTCCAGTCTGCCCAGCCGCCGCAAGACGCTGTTGCGATCCAGAAAGATCCGCGCCTTGGTTTGCCAATGCCGCTTGCAATTGATTGTTCAGATTGAACTGAGACATATTGTTCAATGCGGCTTGGTTTGCAAGGTTTACCTGTTGCCCCAGTTGGGCGTTTGTAGTGCCCGCTTGCATTCTTGTAGCAATGTCTTGGCCTGCAAGTTGTTGCGCGTTTTGGTATCCACCCTGACGCAAAGCAGATGCCGCACGTGATGCTTGATCCAAGTAGTTACGGCCAAGTTCTGACTGCATCAGCGCCTGGCGTGATCCACCAAATGCGCCACCACGTGTAGCCTGTGCATTTAATTGCATGGCCTGCATTTGACGCGAACGATCCAAGTCTGACAGCGTTTGGTTAACTACTTGAGTCTCATAAGGATTTGTGTAGGCAGTTAAGTCGGTATTTGCAATTTGACCCGCAACTATTGGCGCTACGTTACCAGCCTGACTTGCAGTACCAGTTCCAGCACTGACCGTGATTGGTTTGTATGAGGTCTCGCCAGTAGCCGTAGTGATCGCGTTATTGATACCAGTAGCCGCTGTATCAAAGATGTTTGGATTTTGCGTTACAGGTGCAGTTGGCGCAGGCGTGGTTGGCGCAGGCGTGGTTGGCGCGGCTGGTTGCTGGGTCTGCATATACTGATTGACGTTTTGCAGACCTTGGTCATAACTACCGTAACCAGATTGCGCCCACGAACTTGCAACTTGTTCAGGCGTCAAGTTATTCCGAGCCGCCGCATCAGCAATTGCTTGCGCGTTAGGCGCTGACGCCCAAAATGCCGACCCAGCATTCAACTGCTCTTGAGTAAAGCCCGGCATATCTCCATTTACAGGAGCCGCTCCAGCATTCTGAGAAAAAACCGTTGGAGTGCTAGTAGCCGGGACTGCGTTGCCTGTTCCTGCGTTTGCCATAATCTTTATCCTTTAATTAACCCCAATACCCACCCTGAGATGGGTCTGTACCAAATCCAGTATCTGTAACAGAGTCTGCGGAGTATGTGTTCATATTAGTGACAGGGGCGCGTGCATCACCCGGTGTGCCGCCAGTTATTGCGCCCAAAATGCCGCCAAAACCCATTTTGCCAAAACTTGTCAGCCCATCATTGATTTTTTGGTTTTGCGCTGATTGCTCGGCGAATGCCTGCGCTTTGCCAACTTCAGCCTCACGTTGTGCCCAGTAATTACCGCCGGGATCTTGTTGGCCACCGCCGCCGCCATAAGACATATTTTGCGCCCCGGGCATACCAGCGTAAGGATTGGCTGGCGCATTAGAAATCATTGGCGTATCACTGAGGTTTTTGTAAAAGTCTGAGTATCGCTTGGCCTGGTCTGGAGCGCGAACACTTAACTCTTGCAAGGCCGCGTCGTACAGGTCACCAGATCTATAACCCCGCATACCATTTACCACTGACGGCTCTGGAAGACTGCTTTGGTACTGAGCGCCCTTTGGAGCCATGCCAAATGCTGACATTGCACCCATTGTGCCCTGCATTGCTGACTGCTCCATTGGAGACAAAGCCGCAACGTCTTGGCCGTAGTATGGCACGTAACCAATTTCAGCCGCTGACTTTGCTTGGTTAAGGTTCTGAATTACAGCATCTTCAAGCCACTTTGGGATCTCTTGTGCCGATGTTTTAGTTCCGCCTTTGCCACCACTCATAATTAAATCTCCACGCTCATAGTTGTGAACTTTTCTTCCCAGCCAAGGTCGCCCAAGGCTTTGACCCAGCCCCTGCGACCCGCGAGGGTCATTGCGGAGCATCCATTAAGTTTGGCAAAGTAGATTGCCGAATCGCTGAAGTCCTTAATTTGATCTAGATCACCGCCTGCAAGAAAGATATGAAAAACCTTTTTTTGCGGATACTCAAGGATCTCTGTAACCATACAGCCTTTTGGTGCATTCCAGAACTGCATTGTGCCAAGTTTAACACATTCAACTACATCTTGGAATAGGTGCGTACCACCAGAAAGTGCTAACGCCGATTCTAACCAAGGACGGCATCTTTCCAGTTCCAAGTCCAAATTGTCTGTCATTGCCTGAGTCGTGTAATCGCCAATGTAACCGCTGGTGATGATGGCGCAAAAGCCGTGGCCGCTGGCGCATCAATCCACAACGTCAGGTCGTTCACCGCCCACATTGCTTGCAGGTATGACCCAGCAGTCATCGGGAAAGCCGCGGAACGACTCATAACGATATGGTGGCCATTGTCTGACAATGTAACCTTGATTGTAGAACCGGGCACGTCTACGCCGTCAATTCGAGGCCAAAACCAGCCGCTTTTAGCGTTTGAAGAACTGGACAGCAGTTCAACTGCGAAAGCCAGCAAGTAAACACCATCTTCCTCAAACACGATCTTAGTGTTATCAGTAGGGTCTAGCGCAATGCCAGAATTAAAAGACGGGGCGTCCCAGCCAATGGCTTGAGCCGTGTTGATAGCCGTGGCCACTTGCACTGTTGTGCGGCTCAATGAGGCGTAGCCATCAGCCAATACAACCTGTCTGAACACGCCATCTTTTGAGACAACTGGGTAACCAGCGCGATCCCACAACAAAATACCGTCATCAGCCGCAACGTCAGACGGCAGTCGTGTGGACAGTAATGTGCGGATGCGCGACAGGTACGTGTTTAAACGCTCACCCCAAGGCTTCCAGTCAACGCCAAACGGTGGCGGAGGTATCCTCATCGCTTACCGCCCTGCGAGACATCAAGACGCATAATCCCAGCGCGCCAATCTTTAAGCGCCTCACCCTCAATCCTGACGCGAACCTGACGACCAGTAACCCGCACACTTGTCGGCGATGATAGCGAATAAGGGCCGTACTCACGCTCGGTGCTGTTTGGGTAGAAACGGCTTTTGAGTTTAATTTTTGCCTCGCCCTGAGTCGCCTCATCTGGAATGATTTGTGTGACGTGCATCACATTGTCGCCAGCCCCAATGTTAATTGGCCCACTCTCCACAAAAGCAACGCTATCACCAAAGTTGTGACCTTGCTCATGGTTGTATGCGTTCCCGTCGGCGTCAAACCAAACGGGCGTTGTCAAAGCCCCAGAGTCAAAACCAGCCGTCCTGCTTATTGAGCCAACAGCCCAGATGTTTTGAGTGTAGTCATACATGACATAGCTGTCGTTTTCCAAACTACCAGCGCTTGGGTAGAACCACCACACCTCGTTGTACTGGCCATTGTGAACAGCGTATGTCTTGCTGATCTGGCTAATGTTCATGTTTTTGAACACATAGTCCGAAACTTCGCAAACTAAGGTCTGGACAGATGAGCCGTTAAACACAAAGAAGTTCTCTTTGCTCATCCAAAACGCGCCCTCGCCCACCGAAACTAATGACTTGCGAGAAACAGCGCCACAGGACGTTCCAACGCGCTCAAAGCCGTACACAGTAGGTGGGCCTGCATACGTTGCAATATGCGCGTCAGCGGTCGTTAAAATCAGTGTACGACCACGCATACGAACACCACAAACAATTTGACCACTTGTTTGCAGTTCAATGTCTCCAGCCTCGTTGGTGGCCAAGGGAGTCCAGTCTGTGTTGTCTTCACGATTGCACCACTGAACTTTTCGAGGGTTGCCACCAGCCCCGAAAGCAAAGATAAATCGCTCATCAGTAACCAGCATTGCGTCACAGTTAATTGGCGCGTTGGCAAGTACCTCGGCAACACCACTGAAATCCCACTCGTACAGCTTACCGTCGTCAGGTGAACAGGCAACTAAGTATTCACCCCAGTTGTCCAAAGACCATGTTGTGGCTTCTTGGAACACCCCAGTATCTGGGCGCTCCACGCCATAAGATCCAGTACCAAAATAAGTACCGCCATAGCCAAGGTTCACAGCGGCGTCAATGCGTCCACTAGTCAACCCCACAGGAGTAATGTCCGTAACAGTACCACTAGCCGTTACAGCGTACAAGGCGTTGTGAGATCCGATTGCGTAGCGTGGATCGTATGAATTATCAACCCATGCGTGAGCACCACGGGGTGGGGAAGCAGAGATCTCTTCTGCTCGCAAAGTCCAACCACCAACCGGGCGCAAAGACTTATCCTGCCAGCGAATCAGGTTTGATTTATTCCAACGCCCCGTCGCCTCGTAGTCAGTGCCGTGGTTGTAGACGCCTTGCGGTAATTCAAGTTTTACAAATGCCATTTTTTACCTTATGCCGCTATTTTTGTCCAAACATCACTAGCAGGCGATATTGGCGTCCAAGTCTCAGAGGTGACAAGTATTGGAACCCACTTCTCCCTACCAATTGCGCTGACAGATGACGTTAACGACGTTGCGCCGCTTGTTAGCCTGATCCTAACGATCTGAGGGCTTACAACAGACTGAGCCTGGATTGTTGCACTGCCAGCCACCGAGAAAATCGCGTTAGCCGTGATTGATGCAACAGCGCTTGGGCTTGCGCTAACCTGCCTAATACGAATGGCGTCATCGCCAGCAGTAACAGTTGCTGTGGCCGCTATTGCGGAACTAGCACCTCGGATAACAAAGCCGCTGGCCGTTGAGTTAACAGCCGTTGCCGCAACGATTGTCTGGAAGTTGGCGTAGTCGTATACCCCAGCGCCATATACAGACGTGCCGTAAGCAAACGCGCCAATCTCTTCCAGTACAAACTTTTCGCCAACAGATGTCGTTACGGTTGTGCCGCTTGAAACAGCACCAGAAGTAAAGACACCAACAGCGGTAGCCGATACCGTAGAAACGCCGTCTACTTGGCTATCAGTTTGCCGTATACGGACAACGCCGGATGTGCCCGCAGATTGTGGTGATATTTGTGCCGCACTATTTGCAGTCAACCCGCCTACAGCCGTTACGCTGGCGCTTGCACTAATCGCCGCCGAACCAACAAGAATCCTTACTGGGGCGAAAGAGACAACAGCAGACGCGCTGACAACAGCAGGTAACACATCAACGCCGAATGAATCAGCGCCGTATGTGTTCGTGCCGTAACTGTATCCGCTTAGGTCAACTGTTGCCACGACTCTTTATCAGTCGAGCGTAATGTCCAGATCACCAGTTGGGACGCGGAACACGTCGCCAATCTCAATTGACTTGGAACTTGTCAGCGCGGCATATGCCAGCAGGTTACCAGACGTACTTGCGTCATAAACGCCAACGTGAGAAACCGTGCCGTAGTTCGCAGTAGCAGTTGCGTACTCAACAGCCGCAGTGTTGCTGGCCGTGTTGCCAGTCACCGTAAAAGCAACAGACTGACGCACATAGCCGCCACCAGTTACTTCTGTGCCGCTACCGTCTTCAGCAGGGTTTGTTGTGAACAGTGCTAAATACAGTGTGCCAGCCGCTGTGTATGGCGTAGCGCCGAAAACGTGACCTAAGACTTTTGTCTCAAGATAATTACTAAAACTCATCCTAAACCCCTTACTTTTGGTACTAAAGAAACGCCGCTGTATTTAGCGTATTGTGATGCCTCATTCAATCGGACAACTGAAGATGAATACAACTGCGCCCACACTGAGAGTCTTGCGTCATCTTGTAAGTAGGGCGCTGAGTGCATCAGTGATCCATACAAGTAAACATCAGGAGCCGCAGTTAGTAACCAGTTTGTAGCATTTGAGGCTAAAGCTGGCACTTCAGCGTAGTATAACAGTTCAACATCAGTGTCTGCAATGGGCGTTGGGTATAAATGAAATTGCCCAGCCTCCAAGGTATACAGCGCAGGCGTTCCATACTGATCGTTGTTGACAGCACGTAAGTCGGCCATTGTGGTCGAGTTAGTCATCTTGATTGGGGATGTGCCATTGCCCACAACATTGAAACGCAACGTCTCTACCCAATCAGCAGGGACTTGCATATACGCATCGCCAGCAGACTGCTGACCATTGGATCGTGACTCCATTCTCCAGTGCCGGATGTCTCGGTTAACCGTAGATTCGCACAACGACACAAACGTCGGAATGATCGACGTAAGGTCGTCTCGGTTAAGCGTATCTGCAATAGTTGTTTGCAGGTTCGTGTAGTTTGTTATCGCCATTATCTGCTACTCAGTAAATTTAAAAGCCCTGTGGATTCTCGCTGTTCCCGTTCTTTTTTCAACTCTTCCTGTTTCCGCAACTCGTAAAACGGGTTGGGTGGCGGCAATGCTGGAGGCATCATCTCATCCGGAATTGTCCGTGGATTAGCGCCCATATCGACATTAAAGTACCCTTTTTTGGGGTCGTTTTTAAAACCAGTCCCCACTGAAGATATTACTGGCGCATTTGTATTTGGAGCCTCTATTGCCTTGTTAGTAGTGTACTGCGCGACATCAGAATAGTTAACTATTGGCGCTTGACCGTGGTATGCCTTGTGTACAAGGTTAGGGTCTCCAGTCATTGCGCCGTAAGCGTCTTGAGCCAAGCCTACAACATCAAGAGCGCCTTTTGCCATCTTGCTTGCCATGTATGCCGGGCCGAGACCAACAGCGTACAACGCCATCGTTCGTGCAGTCTCTTGTGGAACACCGTTTTCCACCAAACTGTTAAGAACGTAATTTGTTATAGATTGCTCTTGTTGTCCAGCCATGTTTTCACCACTTTACTTATTTTTCTTTGGCGGAGTATGCGACAAAACCTTACTGGCAGGCGTATGCTTTGCGCCAGTCATCAGGACACTGCCTGACTTGTGTGTTTTGCCCGTGTACACTTTTCCGCTAGGCAGGTAGTGAGTTTGGTTTTTAGCCATTACTTCTTCCCTTTCTTCTTCACGGTTTTTGCCGCTTGCTTAAATGCCTTGGCAGATGGAGCGCCCTTGGCTCCAGCCTTTTTCATCTTCTCGCCAGAGCCGTCTTCAATGCGCTTGCGCTTGGCGTGGATGTTGGAATAGAGACCTGTTTTCATTTCTTGTTTGCCTTTGCGCGCATATTACGCTGTGGCATGGCTCGACCCGCTTTGCTCATGGCAATAGCAACCGCCTGCTTTTGAGGCTTGCCAGACTTCATCTCTGACTTGATGTTCTTGGAAATGGTCTTGGCGCTAGAGCCTTTTTTGAGCGGCATGGCTGAACCCCATTAAAAAATAGTCAATTTTGATTATACAGACAGCTTAATATCTAAGCAATACCCTTTAAGTTACGCTTGATCGGGTCGCCCCAGCTTGATGTGGCGCGGTGGCCGACAGCCAAGTACCTAAACGCATCCGCACCATGCGATGCCCAGTCGTGAGACGGTCTAGATCGCCACACCTTGCCGTTGTCGTCGTATTCCCTGTGGTACTGCCTCAGTGCGTCAATACCGCGCTCACAGCGCTCTGCATCGAACCAGCAGTTGGTCAGCATTGATCTAACCGCTTGGATGCCGTCATCCACCATCAACTGCGGCGCAACAGTAATAGGACGCGCCCCCAAGCTGTCCAGCACTTCCATGCGGCTTTTTCCACTGCCGAGTTCACGTACTCGCACGTCGTGTGGAAGTATGTGGTTGCCGTACACGTAGCCTTTTTCGTTAAGGACGCGCATATAGTGATCCAGCCCCACACCGCTTGACTCGTAGTAGTCAATGAGCCTGACCTCCGCCCCGACGTGCTGTGCGAACCAGATAGCCGTCGAGTCACCGATTCCCAAGTCCCACGCAGTCGTAACAGGTACGGATGGAGCATATTGCACAGTACCAATACGCCCTTGATCTTTGCAATCTCGCATCTCAGTAGCGTAATACGCACCCTCAGCGTGAACCAGAAAATCGCCCTCCCAAACGTGGTCATAAATGTCTGGCCTCTTCCTTTTGTCTTCTTGGCGCTCACGCTCTAACACGTCAGGGAACCAAGGGTTATCTTTCCAATTCATGTCCACCACAACAGCGTCATCAGGCGTTTGCTCAACGAACCGCTTATGTGTGGCGCTTTCTTTGCTCTCAGGGTTGTACGTCACCCAGATCTCTGAATTGTCTTCTCGCACCGTTGGGATCAGCTTACGCCATGCTGTCTCACTGACGGTCTCCGCCTCGTCAATCCATGCAACCAAGATGCGAGCCTTGGACTTTAGGCTGTCCAGCGACCGACGTAGACCAGCGAACGTGTAGCTAATCATCCCGTCCTTAGACCTGACAAACTTGTCGCCCAGTTCGTAATACTCTTCAAGCCAAGGCACACTGCGAATAGCCGCCTTGACCTCTTCCAGCGATGAGTCTTCCAGCGAGTTCATAAACTCACGGCCACAAAGTATCTGGCCACTCTTGCCCTCTTTGCCCCACTGGTAGCCTCTAACAGCCGTCATCAGTGCAAACGTGCGAGTCTTTGCGCTACCCCGCCCACCCTTTGCAACGCGATACCGAGCGTCCTTTGTAAAGACGGGTATTAGCTTTGGTGGGATCGTTAACTGCGCCTCACTCATCTGGGCCAACCAGGCGGATAGTCACAGGCTGGCTCGTTGGAGTCATTGAGCCGTCGCTGGACGTTGCGTCCACCTTGTCTGAGTATCCATGCTTGGTCAAGATCATCTTGGTGATCGACGCATTGAAGTGCCCCATCAGACCATTCCTGATGAGTTCATCTTCTTGTTTTGCCAGTAGCTGTGTGTAAATGTGAGAAAACTCTTCTTTATCGTTGTCTCTTGCCCATGCTTGCAATGTCTCACGGGCTATACCAAGACGAACAGCCAGCCCAGCAATGCTTGGCAATGTGTTGTAGTCAGTTAGGTATCTGTGACACTCTTCCAGCAGTTCAGGCGTGTATTTTGTTGGCCTGCCGCCAGCGTGTTTTGTCAGTTCTGTCATGTTGTTCTCTCTGTAAACAGGTGGAGAAACCGCTTTGGTTATTCTTGTCTTTCACCAAATTGGTCTAATAGTCCACCAGAGCCAGCGGCTCCAGCGGGAATAAGTGGTGCGGCTTGGAATAGCGGTACACCTTTGTCTTTACCACCCAGCGCCTTACGCATCTCTGGTGTGATCTCTATGTAACGCACTGGCTCTTTATCAGCCAAAAACATTTGGTCAACTTGTCTCTTGCTTTCACTTGGTAAGTTTTTGTATGTTTCGCCACGCCCATATAATTGCGAGGCCAACTGGTCTTTTGACTTTGTTCCAGCCAACGAACCATCACTGACCTTTGAGCCATACTTCTTGGCGAACTTCTCCAAGTAATTGGGATATGTCTCGTCGTAATACTGTTTCATGCCCTGACCGCCAAGCATCTCTCCATCCATTACAAACGTGCCGCCCTCTTTGCCGTATGAATTGATTTTGATCGTCGCCTTTTTGCCAATGACTTTTGACAAGTCTTTGCCCATATATGGCTGGATCAAGTTGCTATTGCCCTCAATGATCTTGCCGTCTTTGTCAATTGCGGCAAACACTGTGCCACCATCTTTTATTTTAAAGCGAACTTCCCGTGCGCCTATTTCGTCAACGTTGCCAACATCAAAACTCTCAACATATTTGCCCTTGCCAAAGCGGTCTGCAATACGCGATCCAGTTGGGATTCCGACCCTATCTGAGCCGTTATCGATGGCATCCTTTACAGCCTTGCGCAGTGCTGTCTGATACCAAGTGTCTTTCATTGGAGCGTCTGGGACACTTTTTGACCGGACTAAAAATTCGTCAGAATTTAATCTTTCTTGTGCAATTTTTATTGCGCCTTCTTTAGTTCCGCTTAAATTGACGTCATTTGTGACATAGGTTATTTCATTACCATCTTGGTCAAAAATACTCCACCCTGCGTCATCTTGCTCAAACTTTGTCGGAATACGATTTTGGTTTGATTTCCTGTACCCCTTTTCACGTCCTGCCTGATGCCAGTCTGACTGCAACTCTTCAATCAAGGTCATCTTCTTGCCGTCAGCGTCTACACGGTCGTTTAAGCGTAAGTGCGCCATGACGTTTGGTTCATCCCAGTGAGATGACGTGTAAATTGGTGCGTCATTGATTTGCTTTTGCAACAGTTGGTTTTCGTTTTGCAATTTACTTATTTCGCCACGTATTTCATCTGTCCCGCTTGTGCCGTACATTTGATCGCGCAATTGCTGTATTCTTGCGGAGTTTGCTTCTTGTAACGCTCTTGGCTTTTCCCACTGGTTTGGCATTGTCAACAACACCTCACGGTAGTTTTCACCACCGGGTAACGCCCACGACTCATATCGTGGTATTTTTTTACTTCGGACATTGCCCTCAAACTGCTCCCATGCCGTTCCAAGCCTGTCAGCCAAGTCCCAGTCATTGTTTTCCTCTGCGGCGTCAATTGCGCCTTGCCACTCTCCAGCCGTCCGGTATGGGAAAGGGTTTACAGACGTTTTGACCGCCTCACCAACATCTATTTTGTTAGCCTGCAAGAAATCAACCAACTCTTGCTTGGTAGCCTGTGGTCGGTTTGCAAAGGCATCCAGCACCCCAGTGGCTTGAAGTTCATCTCTCTTTACGTCAGCGCCTTTCAGTAGGTCGTTGAGTAGCGCCTGACCAGTACCCTTATTGCGTGGCAGGTTCAATGCCGCTTGCTCTGCCGCGCTGTAAAAGCCAGCAGGTGATACGGGAGCCGTTGGCGATAACGCCTGAGCAATAGTGCCGTCAGCGCTTTTTATGCTCATTCCAACAGGCAAGTTCTTTGGTAAGACTTTGGCCGCAGGCGCGCCAACAGGTAACATACCAAGCAACGTCATCGCCGCGTTACCAGTCTCTGGGCGCAAGAACGGCACGTTCGCCTGAGCGGAGTTGGTGATCGGCTCACCATACGCCATGCGCTGAAGTGTCTTTGGTATGCCCGTCTCTTTTATGAAATTGCCAACCATCTGAGCCTGTTGCGTTCGGTCAACGCCGTCCAAATAGCCTGTAAGGGCATCAACAAGTCCAGACACCCCGCCAAGAAACGGGTTTGAATAAGGTGTTGCGCGCATTTCAGCCATAGTAAAACCATTTTACCAAAAAAAACGCCAACTGCAATAGCTGGCGTAACGGGGTCGCGAAACACCCGAAAGGAGAACTTCAGTTTAATCGCTCTTTGGCCAAAAGTCTAGCCTGTTCGTTGTAATGCCGGGCGATCTCAATCAGGGCTTCTTTGGTGTACTTTCTTATGGTGCTGTCAGCCTCCAGAAGTTCCAATTGACGCTCACCTATTCGATCAATCAGCCTTTTGCGGTACTCCACGTGGTTGCCTGCAAGCCAGTTGTTGCAATGTTTGCATTGACCGTGGACGTTGTCCTCCACAAATCGCATATGAGGCGCAGAGCCGACCGAGCGGTAGTGGCCAGCGTCAAACGTGTTTGGCTTGTCTCCCAGATGTGTCTCACATGAGATACAGGTCTTCCCTTTGTCCCTTGCCCTGATGTAAGCGTTAAAGGCTGTCTGGGCTTTCTTGACCAGTTGGGGCTTGGTCTGCATAGCGTCCAGCTTTAGCTTGGTTTCTTTCTTTTCGGCCTTGTCTACCACCTGCCTTGCAATCTTCATTGCACAGGCTGGACTGCACACCTTTTGCATTGGCCTGACAGGGGTAAAAGGCACTTTACATTGTTTGCATTTTTTAGCCATCAACATCTACCCCATTGTTGGCGCACCAAGCCTCCAACCAAGACACGAACTCGGACGCCTTTTCTTTGCTGAACTTGCGGGTTTGGAAACCAAGCTGGATGACGCCAGTACCGTCTAGGTTTGGTATCAGCTTGCCAGACTCTTGGTTAGACTCGCGCAGGTAGGCATCGACAAGGATTCGCTTCCAGTCCTCTTCGTTATAAACACAGTTCAGATGACGTGCCTGTGTAGCGACCTTGCCGATATGTTGATGGTACAACTTCTCTTGCTGTCTTGTCTTGCTTTCACGCTTGATCTCCAGCACCAGCGGTATGCCGCCGTCAAGAGCCTCTTTGATCTTCGGCCACAGTTGGCGCAGTTGAGTCAGCGCTTGTTTGCTGTCCTGTAATGTCATTTTCATATTCGTTCTCCCTAACTGCCGTCATGCAAGTGCGGATGTTGTGAGCGTGTCCAGCCCCACGCTTACTAGCAATGCGGTTAAGCGCTTCCCGTAGCCAAGCGTTGCGCTCGGCTTTGTCTTTGGCGTAGAACATCTGTACCAGTTCGCGAGCCGTTGCCATATCGTCAATTCGCTTTTGCTGGGCGGCAACTTTTTCAAAGTGGGCGCGTTGCTCACCCGTAAATTTCGGTAAAGTCGCCTGTGGCCTTGAGCGCTTCTGTAATAACAAAGGTGCTGTACTCATTTGAACCGTCTTTCACTTGGTCAAGAATTTTTCGCGCAATTTCAATGCTCATGTGTTTTTCTCCTGTAACTTGGCTGTCACGCAGTCTGAGCAGATAAATTTTTTAAACGTGCCGATCCAAGTGAGGCTTCCTCCTTTTGTTGTTTTGTCTTTTTGGCAACGTAGGCATAGTTGCTTTCGATGGCCCATCCATTGGTTGTTTTCGCGCTCTGGTCTAGTGGCCGCACAATTTTGTTGTACAACTGAAAACTTGCTCATGTGTTCTTCTCCTTATTCGTAGTCACCCGCAAGCGAGTGCATAAGCAACGCCAACATAAAAAGACAAAGTACCGACACACCATATAAAAACCACACCTCCCAAGAGATCAACATATATTTGTTCCTTCAGATACTCTCGCATTTTCTTCCCTTTCTTTAGTTTTTTCTGCCCTTGCTTGCTTTCGCAATTCTTTCCTGCGCTCGTACTCCATCCGACGGTCAAGGTTTGTCTTACGCGGCTTGGGCTTGTCCAACTTGTCACCAGCGGCGTACACAGGCGTCTGGTAACGTCCTACCGTATCTTGCCGCCAATCACAAATGTGAATCAAGCCTTGACCGTGTAACGCTCTTATCCACCGCCAAGAGGTCAAGATGGCTATCTCCAAGGTGTCAGCCAAATCGTGAGCGCTCATCCGCCGGTCGAGATGCTCAAACAACTTCCACGTCTTAGCCAAAATAATGTGATCAACCTGAATCAGTTTCTTAGGCATTGATAATCTTCCCCTTTTTTTGTTTAAGTGTTGCCGCAATTGTGTCCAACGCTTTGTCAAGCATCGCCAAGGTAGCGACCTCCATTTGTGCGTCATGCACCTCATAACCCGTTTTTATGGCAGAAAGTTCCTCGCCACGGCAAACGAACCTATCGTTTAACTCAAGAGACCGCTTGCAAACGGCGTAGAGGGCGCTAGAAGCGTCTAAAACTAGCTGACGGTACTCTGCCCCCACCCCAAGCATACAAAGCGCCTCAGCGACGTTTATGACCCCGATTATGATGTCAGCCTCTTGGCGTGTTGCCGTGCCCTTGGTCAGCGAGTCGAGCGCACTCATGTTTTTCAGGTGCATGGTGACGTATTCGGATTCCTTTGCTGATACCTTCGTCATGCCTGTGACCAACCAATGCATAGTGTCAAGGCGCACGCCCCTTGGTTTGTATTTTGAACGCTTACGCATCTTGCGGCCTTTTGAATGCTGAGTTAATCTGGTCTCGGATGTGCGCTGGCATTGGAACGGCTTTTTCCCTGTCAGCCATAATCTCTTTGAGCGCGGCGTCTTGGTTGGCTGGTGCTGGCACAGTAGTCCGAGCAACGTCAGCCGCAACTTGGGCAAATGTCTGCTTGTCAGCTTTTTGTGAGCGAACCCAGTTGCGCCATGTTGCGTCCCATTTCAGCTTAACGCCCTTAGAGCCAGCAACCGATGTCCAGTAATCCCTAAACTCCTCCAAAACCTTACGCAAGTTCAGGTCTGGTCGTTCAGACTTTGACCACTCAGCTAATTCAGCATCAGGCTTCCAATCGGCTGGCAACCGCGACCCGCGTGTTGCACTTCTACTCTTCTTTGTCTCTGTCTCTGTCTCTGTCTCTGTCTCTGTCTCTGGTATAGCATCTTGATAGCACTCTGCTAGCACTTCGCTATCATCTACAAAAAAACCTTTATCAATCAAATGCTTAAGACCAGTCTTTATGTCTGACTCAGGCATACGCAACCTAAAGGTCAATTCATCAATGGAGGCATCAAAAGTGCCATCCTTTGACTCACTCGCTAGCAACCACAACAAAGGTGCTAGCGCCTTGCTAGCAGTTGGTAGCGTCATAAAAGCACGGTCGTTAAGCAACTCCTTGTGCAACTTAATCCAAGGAGGGCAACGGTCTTTGTAGTGTTGAAAGTGTGACCAGTTTTTAGGCTTCATCACTACTCTCCTCTGAGCCGTGATAAGCCTCATGCCTCAATTGTTTGGCTTGCTCAACAAGATATTCAAACCGTTCAATTGGGATTTTGACCATGCCGATGTTCTGCAACTGAGACTCGACAAATTCTTCAATGACGACATTCCCTTCGCCATCACCATATACAAGCAGTTCGTTCTGCTTTTCAAAACCAATGGGCATAGTGCTCACCTTTTCAACGCTCCCTAGAAAAGAAACAACGGCGGGAGAGGGAGGAACTCCATTCGGTCTGCTCATGACTTCAGACCTAGCCGCGTTTCAAACCATTATAGCTTAAAATTTGGGTCTGTCACCCACTTTGGTTTTTTCCAACCATCATCACAGTCAAAACAACAAACATCTGCATTGGTGTCTTGGCAGTCGTATGTAAATTCATCAGGCTTGTCTTGCCGCTGAAACGCGCTACCACTACTAGCCTTTTTTATCTCAACGCTATACGGGTCAACGTAAAAATCAATCTGGTCAAACAGTTGATGTAGGCTATCCCCAAAAGCAAAACCAACCCACCCGTTTGGGACTCCTTTTTCCATTACTCTAAAGTGATAGGCAATCATTTTTCTCTCCTTTGAATCTCACGTTGTAAATACCAAACCGCTTTTTCCAAGTCTTCAATGGCGTCGTTTTTAAGGTCAGCACGCCAGATGTACTTGACAGCGTTGCCAAGACAGAAGTTCATGTGCTCGGTTATGTCTATGCACTCAACGTGGCTTGGGTGAGCCATGTAGTGCGCTGGGTTGTTGACTGGGTCGTGCATTAGTCTGTGCCTCCAAAATTTTCCTTGTTCAAGTCGTTGCGCTGGATGTCCTCAATCGCTTGGTGAGCGTTGTACATCAGGCTGTTCAGCCACATGATGGCTTCGATCTCTGTGTCAGGCTGTTGCCGCACCAGTGCGTTTAGGTCTGCCATAAAATTATTCCAAGTTTGCATAATCGTCTCCTGTGTTGGCTCAACTATGACCCACAAAATTATTTTTGTAAATTAGGGAAACTACCTAGAAATATCTTGGTTTTTCCATGTAATAATAAACACATCGCAACACAAAGGGAGAAACAAAATGACAGCACAAAAAAATACTAGTTACATTTGCAGGTTAGTTCTTGCGGCTCATTTGCGTGCCGCCAAGCGTTTCGGAGTTGACCTAAAGCACGTTGCTTGCGTGATGGGTGAGTCAGATATTGTCTCAAAAGTTCGCAACAGCACCGGTTTACTCAAGACAGTCCGGATGGCCAATGGCAAGTATCAACACGTTGTTTGTTAAAAAAGGAGAAACAAAATGAACAAGATTCAAGAACTAGCCGCCAAGCGCATTGAAGACGTGCGCGCCAAGTGGCGCACTGATACGGGCGACGCCGCAATGGTCGAGGTCTACCTTGAGATGGGTCGCACACCAAAAGGGTACACAGACGATCAGATCGGTCGAATGGCGCGCATCTTTGACCTCAACGGTCGACTGACATCCGCGCAGGTCGCCAACATCCGCAACGCAATGATTAACCTAATACAGGTCTCGCAAATAGTCGAGCCAGAAGAGAAGCCAAAAAGAAAATACACGCGCCGACTCGCGTCGTGATACTGTGTTACATTTGAGTAAAAGGGAAATTTAAAAATGACGGAGCATTTTAAAAACATCTACACGCTCAACACCAAGGGTGAGCGCAAGCTGGCTGATCTGGTCGGCCAGAACAAGAACGAAATCTACATTGACCACGTTATGGACTTGGAAAATGCGAAAGACCACGACGAACCAGCAATGGTTCTTTATGGGGATCGAGTCGTTTTCTTTGACGACTCTGATTTTGACGTGGCCATCGCCACAAAATAAAAGGGAATCAAATGGGAATCCAAAATATTGCAATTGAAAAAGCGCTAAGACTGCTACGCGCGTCTGGCGCGTCATATCACGTAATCCACGACGACAAAGAATGGGGTGAGGCTATCAAGCCAAAGCGCGTCAAGAAAGAGTCCTTGTACCCGCGTGGCGCTTTGACGGCGCACGTCGTTAAGTATGTCAAAGACATCAAGCCGAATCAGACTGCAAAGATACCAGCGGGAGAGTACAACATTGATTCTGTTCGTTCCACTACAACAGGGTACTTGAGCCACACCTGGGGCAACGGCTCTTACATGATTCACAAAGAGCCAACTTACATTGAAGTATTGAGGTTAGCATGAGCATTGAAACACTAATTAAAACCAACGTAAACGACCACGTTGAAAAGAAAAACGGTCTGTCGTACTTGTCTTGGGCCTGGGCTTGGGCAGAGGCGCTAAAGGCTGATCCCAAGGCTACGTTCAAGGTCGAGATGTTTGGCGATAAGTGCTACATGGACATCAACGGCACTGCTATGGTTTGGGTCACGGTCACAATGTTTGACAAGCCCATGTGTTGCCAGTTGCCTGTCATGGACTTCCGCAACAAAGCCATACCAAACCCAGACGCCTTTGCGGTCAACACGGCCATCATGCGTTGTATGACCAAGGCTCTGTCTTTGCACGGTCTCGGTCTGTACATCTACGCGGGCGAGGACTTGCCTGAACAGCCAAAGAAGATCATCACGACGCCAAACCAAGGTGCTCAAGACAACGTCTCAGAGCAGGACATGGAAGATCTGCGCGACCTTGCTGACTTGCTAAACGAAATGGTAATTGGCGAACCAATCGCGGCCAAAGAATTGGTTACAAACCAAAACCTTGACGAACCACAGAAGCTGGCCCTGTGGACTCTGTTGAACTCAAAAACTCGCGCCGCATTAAAGAAAAAGGACTGAATATGGAATACGACAACACCAACCGTGGCGTTATGTTTAAAAACGACCGCAAAGAAAAAGAGACGCACCCCGACCTAAAAGGTTCGATCAACATCGATGGCAAGGAGTTCTGGCTGTCTGGCTGGTCTAAGGTGACTGGCAAGGGCGACAAAATGTTGAGCCTGTCTGTAACACCAAAAGAGTCGCAGGGTAAGGCTATGCCTGCCCAAGCCAAGTCAGCGCCAGCGCCTGAACTTGATGACGATATGCCGTTCTAAGGAGGCAAGATGGAAAAGAAAGACCCAACAACCAAGTTCATTACAATGCGTGTCCCAATGGCGTTGTATGAGCAAATCAAGGCGCAGTCAGTAGCTGAGTCTCGGTCTGTCTCTGGTCAGATCGCATATTTGCTAAAAAAACTATTAGGGTAAACACCTATTCTTGCGTGTTGTGGCGTGTGTAGAATTAACACATCGCAACACAACAGGAGATTGAAATGCAAGACACAATTTTGGTACGCCAGCACCCACAGGCAAGCGACATGGTGGAGTTGTATTCGGTTCGTAAGACGGCGCGAGGTGAAGACTTTGTGCTGTGGGGAGCAGTCCACGCTGATATGCTGGACGGCCTTGGATTTGACTACCACTCAGAAGACCTTGCTGACTTCGAGTTGGCGCTGGTGGCAAAATGATCGGCTACAACACAGGCAGGGTGGTGATCGGATGCCGCTGGGAGCCGTTTAAACGGTCTCACATGGACGATCTAGGCATCTGGTGGCAGACAGTACTGCTAAGACAAAAAGAATCGCGCTGGGAGCGTTTTAAGAGGTTTTTTAAAGGAGATATGTAATGACAGTAGAACAAGCCGCAGAAGAATTGTTGGAGACTCTTGAGTCAATGTACCAAAACGATTTTGGCGGATACCAGTGCAATGCTGGTGAGGCTAAAGATATTGATGCCGCCAGAGACAAACTAGGGCAGGCGTTAGACAACCGAACGTTCAATGAGTTGACGCAAGCCGAGATAATGCAAATGGATTTGTTGAAATACACATCAGTAGTTGATTTAGCGTGGGCAATCGAGGCCAAGGTCAAGGAGAAAAACCAATGGATCTAAGAAAGCAAATCGAGGTCGCCCAGTCGCAGTCGTTTTCAAAAATGACCGGGGTTTACCTTTGCCCAGAACTAGAGATGCCCGCAGTTCGCCCAGGTGCTGATGACCACAGCCAGCATCCAAGCCGTCGAAACAACAGCTTGGTGTACAAGAGTGGTCATGTTGATTCAGTTAAGCCCAAAGGATAGCCATACAGCGTCCACAATGGGCGCTGACACGGTTGCTCTTTGCAAGATGCAGGGTTTTAGCCCAAGGCTGGAAAACGCATCACAGAGCCGCGAGGAGGCTAACGCGTTTGGCTACAAAGCCGAGTTTGCTGTGGCTCGACTATTCAACTGTGAGCCGCCAGTGCTGAACGTGCTAAGTGACGGCGGGATTGACTTGTGGATTGGCAACGTATCTGTTGATGTAAAGTTCACCAACAAAGAGTATGGATCTTTGATCTTTGACAACTTAGACAAGTTCAGGGCGCAGATAGCTATACTTGTTGGCCGCACAGACGACCCAAACGTAATGAGGGTCAACGGCTGGATGTCAAAGAAAAACTTTGCCGCTAGATGTCAGTCCAAAAACTTTGGTTACGGTGATCGTTTGATTGTTGAATGGGACAACTTAAACAGCATCGAAAGCCTGTGGAAAATATTTGCAGAGTTAAAATTTGCACCAAACAAAAAGGTAAAAAAATGAGTTATCGGTATTATGAAATGAAAGCGATTGAGTGGGGAACGCAGAAAGGTATCACTCGACACAGCACGGGTCTGGCGCAAGCCAAGAAGACGCAAGAAGAACTAAACGAACTTATCGAGGCGCTGGAGGCGGGAGATAAGGATGCGCGTGACGACGCCTATGGCGACATACTGGTGACGCTAATTATGGGAGCGGCTTGCGAGGACACTGATCTTGTGGTGTGTTTGGAAAAGGCGTACAACGAAATTAAAGATCGCAAGGGTTGGCTGGATTCGTCAGGCACTTTTCACAAGCAATGAAGTGCCCAGAATGCGGAGCATGGACAACGGTACTCGAATCAAGAATGCGCCAAGACAACACGCGGCGCAGGACTATTGAGTGCGGCAATATGCACAAATTTACAACAATCGAACGGGTGGAGGCTGTGAAGCAGGGTGGGGCTAGAACTCGCTCACGTCAATCAACTCCCCCCGC